GATTTAAGCTCAAGCGCCTTTGGTTTCAGGGTTCGAGTCCCTGATCGTCCACCAAACATGACAGCACGGAAAGACGGCATTAACATTTGAATTGAAGGAAATTAAAATGGATAACAAACCAGTCAAAATCGCAGGTCAACTCTTCTGGGCTAACTGGATGAAGGAATTCAACACCAAGTTCAATGAAGATAACACTAAGTATGAGTGTACTATTGGCATGCTGTCTGACAAGGCTTGTGAGGCTCTGAAGGAGCAAGGCATTATCATCAAGAACAAGGACACAATGGGCAACTACATTGTCGGTAAGTCTAAGTTCCTGTTCGAGCCTGTGGACGCTGAAGGTAATCCTGTGGCTATCGAGAAGATTGGTAACGGTACTAAGGTAACTGCTGTGGTTGGTAGCTATCGCCACAAGATGTCAGCTAAGTTCGGTGCTGCACCGTCTATCGCTAAGATCATCGTGACTGACTTGGTTGTATACGGTGCTGACGCTGAAGGTGACGATGACGACATCCTGTAAATAAAACTTGACATTCTCTCTCCAATGTGGTATAATACTGTTTTGTTTATATTGTATTGGAGATGAAATGAAAGCTGAACGTAAAATTACTAAGCGAGACGACAAAGGACGAGTGTTGGAATACACGTTTCTTGTGGACGGAAAAGCAGTTCCTCAAGGGCAAAAATATTGCAATGCTTGTTCCTCTATCAAAGATATTTCACTTTTTTCTACACATGGGAATTCATGTAAAGAATGTGCTAACGCCAAAGCTAGGGCGTTTTATAGCAAAGCTAAACAAGATTCTGAATGGGTTAAGGAAAGAAATGAAAAGACCGCTCGTGATGGTATTGAAAAGAAACAAAGAGCTGTAGATTATTTAGGTGGTAAATGTCAAGACTGCGGTGGAAAGTTTCCACTTCCTGTGTATGAATTCCATCACTTAGATCCTACAGAAAAAGAACATAACTTAGGAAATATCTTGCGTCGAAAGAATTTTTCTGAAATTGAGAAAGAACTATCAAAGTGCGTTCTTCTCTGCGCGAATTGCCATCGCATCCGTCACTTTGAAGGAGGTAAAAATGAAGTCAAATGATCCTAAGATTGCGCTAGTGGACGCTGATTTCCTTTAGCTAGTCTATCGAATCGGATTCTCTACTGAGGATAAACCCGTAGGCATCGCTAAGGCACGATTAACGGAGTGGTTAGAAGACTTTATCTATGTGAATCTCAAGGCTGACGAATACACAGCCTGGATCACAGGTAAGACTAACTACCGTTATGACATTGCCAAGACAGTGCCATACAAAGGCAACCGTAAGGATGTTCAACGACCTAAGCACTACGAAGCCCTACGGGAGCATCTAGTCAAGCGTCATGGGGCTATCCTTACAGTTGGTGAGGAAGCTGACGATACCGTAGCCATTGAATCAACCAAGCTGTTAGATAACTGCTGGATTGTGCATGTGGACAAGGACTTGGATCAGCTTCAAGGATGGCACTACAACCCTGTCAAAGATGAGAGATACTATGTTAACGCATTTGAGGCTTATAAATCGTTTTGTGTTCAGTTGCTTACAGGTGACAGGACGGATAACATTTCCGGCTTACAAGGCATTGGCCCGAAGAAGGCTGAAAAAGCTCTTAAAGACTCGAAGACTCAGCAAGAACTTTTGGAGGCAGCGTGGGAAAAGTATCAAGAACTCGGGCATACGATGGAATATTTTACTGAACAAGGACAGCTCTTGTGGCTGAGACGATATGAAGGAGAATTATGGCAACCGGACGTAAAATTACTGCCAAACAAGTTGCAGCTAAGTACGGATTCCGCAGCGGGCTCGAAGAAAGAGTAGCGGAACAACTGGATCAGTTAGGTGTGTCTTATACGTATGAAAAGGTCAAGTTGAAGTACATTCGACCTGCTTCTGAGCATATTTATACGCCTGACTTTGTGCTTGCCAGTGGCATCATCGTTGAGACTAAGGGAAGATTTCTCCTAGCTGATCGTATGAAGCACCTGATGGTCAAGAAACATAATCCAGAGTTAGACATTAGGTTTGTATTCAGTAATTCCAATGCACGTATCAGCAAAGCGTCTAAGACAACGTATGCTATGTGGTGTAGGAAGCACGGATACAAGTTTGCGGATAAAATAATTCCCGAGGAGTGGTTAAATGAGAGTTGAGAGTAAAGAAGTAATGGTCTACACTTTCTCGCATAGTGAGAGAGAGTATCTCGTAGGGCTAGGAGTATGGGGTTTTCTTAATTCTCGTCTAAAAGAAAATGAGGTAATCAAAGTTGAGTAATGTAAATTTGGTATGCTATTCTGTACCTGCTCCGGGACTGGTTGAGAAGGGCATTAAAGACGCTCAAGACCTCTTAGCATTCATGGCTCGTGTCTCTAATCCAGACAACCAGTATGCAACGGAGTCAGGCCCGAAGTTGTTGAAATACTTGATTAACAATAAACACTGGTCGCCTCTGGAGATGGTACACTTGTCAATCGAGATCGAGACAACGCGCGACATTGCACGACAGATTCTGCGACACCGCAGCTTCAGCTTCCAAGAGTTTAGCCAGCGATACGCTGCTGTTCAAGGTTTTGAGTTGTCCGAGGTTCGCCTACAGGATACTAAGAACCGACAGAACAGCCTTGAAGTTGGTGACTCTAGTCTGCATAACTGGTGGTTCCAAGCACAGAAAAGGGTTCGTGATGACGCTGAGTTGGTTTATAACATGGCTCTTGCCAAAGGGGTTGCCAAAGAGCAAGCACGAAAGCTTCTGCCTGAAGGATTGACCATGAGTAGGATGTATATGGCCGGTAATCTGCGTAGTTGGCTTCACTATGTGGATATTCGCTGTGATGCGGCTACGCAGAAGGAGCACCGAGAGGTTGCTTTGAAGTGCCGTGATGAGTTAACTAAATTGTTCCCTAATGTGATGGAGGTTATGAATGCTATTTGAAGAATATCAAGAACAGGCTTGGAAGACAGCGTTAGAGACTGCTAAGAACCCTGCTTACATGGTGGCTAATCTGACCTCTGAAGCTGGTGAGGTAGCAGGTAAATATGCCAAGTGGATTCGAGATGGTGTCTTGGATGAGGCAGGGATGCAGAAGGAAGTAGGAGATGTACTGTGGCAGATTGCTGGTCTGTCTACAGTGATGGGATGGAGCTTGGCAGACTTAGCTAGCAAAAACTTGCAGAAGCTGGCAGATCGCCAGTCACGACTTACAATTTCTGGATCAGGAGATGAACGATGAACGATGATGATTACACAAGCTATGGCTTCATGTACCGTGACTGCGGTGGTAAAGTCTCTAAACACGAGGTAAAAATTGATGAAGTAACTTGGCCTGAAGTGCTGAATGACTTTGTTAACTTCCTCCAGAGTGTGTACGGATATAACATTAAAGACTCTATCCGTATCCGTGAACCACGGTATGAGACATTCCCTGAGAGTTGGACAGGTGAATATTTCTCTGAGGAAGAGTAAGCATGAAGATCCTAGTAATCCCTGACTGTCAAGTCAAAGAAGGGGTTCCTTTAGATCATCTTGAGTGGGCAGGGAAGGCTATCTGTGATTATCGTCCTGATGTTATTATAAACATAGGGGATTTTGCGGACATGCCATCTCTGTCTACCCATGATGTTAAAGGGTCTAAGTACTTTGAGGGTCTTCGATACAAGAAAGATGTAGAGGTGGTGAGGGAGGCTATGAAGAAGCTTCTGAAACCTCTGCGGGACTTGCAGAAGACTCAGAAGGATACCAAGCACAAGGTTTATAAGCCTCGGATGATTCTTACTCTGGGTAACCACGAGAATCGTATCAACCGAGCTGTTAACAATAACCCTACATTGGAAGGACTGATCAGTGTTAAAGACTTGGATTACGACAAAGATTGGGAAGTACATGAATTTCTACATCCTGTATTTATTAACTCTGTTGGGTTCAATCATTACTGGCCTGTGGGTGCTATGGGGAGGCCTGCCGGAACAGCTTCCGCACTCGTTAACAAGCTGCACATGAGCTGCATTGCAGGGCATCAACAAGGTAAGCAGATTGCTTATGGTAAACGTGCTGACGGAAAGCCTATCTGTGGTATCATTGCTGGTAGTTATTATCTACACGATGAAGACTACATGGATCAACTGAGCAATCGTCACTGGCGGGGCTTGGTTGTGTTAAACGATGTCAAGGACGGTAGCTTTGATGAGATGCTTTTGTCTATTGAATACTTGGAGCGTAAGTATGGAAAACAAGTGTAATACATGCTTCTATGCGTTGATGGATAAAGACCTAGAAGCTCCTTGTATGCTATGTACAGGGTATTCTAATTATATTAAAGGGAATTTATATATGACCAAGCCTTACAACACCAAGCCTTTAAAAGAGGCTATTGATGAGTGGGTTAAGGAAGGCAGTAACGGGATTGCCGAAGAAGACTTCTGGGTGTCCTACAAAGGGGTTACTGTAGAGAAAGAAAGCAATACTGACTATTCCGACTTCGGAGGAGGGAGTACATTGGCTGATTACCCTGAAGTTCAGTATGATACAGTGGCTAAACCTAAGCACTATATGCTGTTTGAAGACGAGGGTATTGAAGTGCGGGATGTCATTGAGAAGCTTGTGGATAAGATGCCTACGATGTATGTCACTAAAACAGCTCTATTCATTCCTGACTATGTACAGATGATGCAATACCTGATGCGATTCATGGACAAGAATGGTGTCGAGGACTTGAAGAAAGCCCGATGGTATTTGGATAAGCTGATTGCTAGCTATGAATCTGACTTTTGAAGAGCTGAAAGAGAAGCTTCAACGTGTCGATGAAGTCACGCTATTGGAACTATTGGAGATCCATAGCGATGACATCATTGAGCGCTTTGAGGACTACATTGAAGACAAACAAGAACAACTACTAAAGGAAATTGAATGAGAAATCTTCTAACGAAGAAGGATGTGTACACCTTCGACTATCCAGAGGCTCTGGCTTTTGCAGATAAACAGAACGGTGTATTCTGGACTTTTGATGAGATTGACTTGGAGAAAGATGTACACAGTATTCTTACCGACTTTACTCCTAGTGAACGTCATGGTGTTACTACTTCACTTAAGCTCTTTACCAAATACGAACGTATTGTCGGTGATGAGTATTGGTCTGGTACTGTTAAACCTAACTTTCAGCATCCTGATGTTGGTTTGATGGCAGATGCCTTCTGTTACTTTGAAAGCAATGTACATGCACGTTTCTATAACCGCATTAACGAACTGCTTGGCTTGGCTACTGAGGACTTCCATCAATCTTGGCAGTACGATCCTGTATTGGCTAGCCGTATTGGGTACTTGGATACTATTGTTGGTAATCGTGACCTGCCCCTTTCCTTGGCAGTCTTCAGTATGATGGAAGGTTGTGTACTGTACTCTAGCTTTGCTTTCCTTAAGCACTTCCAGAGCAACGGTAAGAACAAGTTGAGTAACCTTGTCGCAGGTATTAACTTCTCTGTGCGTGACGAGAACATCCACCACGAAGCAGGTGCTTGGTTGTTCCGTACATACATGGAAGAGAATAAGCTAGACAAGGCATGGATGCGTGATCGTGTGTACCAAGCAGCTAAGGCACTTGTTGAGCATGAGCATCGTATTGTTGACTTGTTGTTCTCTCATGGCGACATTGAGGGTATCAATCCAGCAGCGATGAAGGCT